ACAGTGAATACTTTAACAGGTTCTCTGAGATTTGTAAAACGCCGACGTCAGGGCCCAAAACGGGCCCGCAGAGCGAGCCCGTTTGTGTGGCTTTAACGTCGTGCACCCTTGATGTTATCAACGTCTTGACGCACCAAGCAAGGTGTATACTTGAACGTGTTCAACCTAGTGAACGCATACCACCAGGAAGCGTCAATAGGCATCTGATGCTTCTTAACTGTGTCTAAGAATATATGTACAGTACTTCTACGTAGAGCATACATCGTGGTGATATATCGTTGTCTAATGCTCTTACAATTATCAGACTTAATATGATCAACTTTAGCTACATTGAATCCGTTTAAAAGTTGTTCATACTTCTTATTTTCATCAACATAAGAAGCCATCTTAACTGCTCCACCGAATACAATGATTTCAGGGTTAGAAAATGAATCTACTTTATCAACAAAGTCAAAAACATTGCTAGTGCTAAAGTCTGCATCATCTTCAATGATTATGATATACTCGCTATCGCTTCCATCGCTTAACGCGGTTTCTATAGCTTTGATGTGGGATAGATAGCACGCATATGTTCCTGTGTATAAAGAACGTGAAGATGGTCTCTCGAATAGATGTTCTTTACCACCCACCCAGCGCTCAACACCGTAAAGCCTAACATCTCTAGGCAGGGACTGCTCCCGCTCCCATTCGTCATTTGCATTTTTGTAGAAAGCTTTAGTATCTTCAATTGACAAATCAAGTTTATCAACTGCATCAATCACAGTATGCTTATTGAAGATATCTTTAGCTATGATGTTTTCAACATTCTTAACACGGTCTTCAGCTCGTTTTAGAGTTATGAAGTATGCGTCACAGTGATTTTTGAAGAACTCATTTAATTTCATTTCGAAGTTCCTCAAAGTCTAATGTTGGCTCATCGGTTGCATTTCCATTTTCATCTTTAGTGGAAACACCATCATAACCGTCTTCCTGGCGTTTGATATTTACTTTACGCTTTGCGAGATAGCGCAGATGAAGTTTCTCGGCATCCATACCACTAATGATCATCAAGTTCATAAAGAAATGCCATGCATCTACAAGTTCCTGTTGAACGCGATCGTCATTAAAGTATTCTGCTTTAGCCCATGGCTTCCAAGACATTTCATTCAAAGCTTCATGGAGCTCGTCTTGCAGAGCCATCATATTGATACGGTAGGCTTCAATCTTTTCACGCGTATCGAGCTTTGAGATGTCTTTTCCGTACGTCTCAGACTGCAGCTTAGCCTGCAAATCAATCATTTCCTGCAACATTAGTTAATCCTTTCATTAATCATTTTGATTCCACGTTGGTACTTTTCAAGGCAATATTTGAGATGTAAGAACTGCCTAGTTACATAATGAATACGTAAGTCTTCATCATGATCAATCATTTCAACTTTCTTCTTCAACTCTTCAGGAGAGCTAACTCGAAGAAAACTTCCGAGCTCTTTAAAGTAGGGTGAATCATTAAAGTCTTCTCCCCACTTGTAATACGGATTACTCACAATATGACCTTGTGAGTCGTAGTCTTTGTGGAAGAAACAAACAACACCATTAAGGAAACATTCCCAAGGTTTCGACGTCGCCCAACCGCTCCCTGAGGCAGGGGTTGTTAATGTGGACTTCCACTTCGACATTTCATAGTATAGCTTTGAAATGTGAATTGGCTCAATATCGAGACCTAGCTCGAGTTTACTTTCATCAGACCATACACCGAATATACTTGAAGTATCAAGCCCAGTATCAAGAACGAATTCTTTAAGAATTTGCTTACGAGAATTTTTAGTATTCTTCTTATTCTCATTAAGAACAATTCCAAAAGATTTGTCTTTGTAAAGATTGAGTGGGTTGTACATTTGAGAATTTAAGTATACGCTCAAATCGTTGAGTGCAGTCATCTCAATTCCTGAATAGACATACTCAACGGGACCTTCCCAAATGTTACAATCACCCTGCCCATCAGCTTTCCACCCAAATGGCTTTTGCGGTTCAGTTTTATCGCCAAAGCGTTCATAACGATTCTTTTGGCTATCGTAATACTGGGCAAGGACACCATTTAGTACAGGATTTTTCATATCACGAAATTTGATGTTATTCCTAACATCAGGACAGAGCCAAATTACATCTTTATGCTCGTCTTTTTCTCGCTGCTTTGTCAACCATTCATCAGCTCCAGTCAAAAGATATCCAACATAGCGTACAAAGCTTCCCTGAGACACTGACTCACGTTCGCGATTAGTTGCGAGAGGGATTGGAGAATTAGCGGAACCATGTTGCCCTAACCAAAGAATACATTCATCAATGTTACCAAAAAGATACTCATGGAGAGTCTCATGTTGGAAAGTATGAATCATTCCGTTAATGTTACATCCAGGATATTCATGTTCTTTGAGGTAAGTGCGGAGATTCCTTCCATGCTGTTTAGAAAAATCTTTATTCCAAAGATTGATTACATTATTAGGATATCCTACTTCTTGCGGATTCTCACCAGAATTTTTGCTAATAATAAAGAAATTGTGATGAGGATTATCGCTTGCGAGATAGAATAAAGTATTCCTAACGTCAGAGTCACCACCAGTGGCTGTGCCTCGTGTATCCTCATTGAGAGGAAGTTTAAAACTTCGTCCAATTTTACCGTACCCGATATTTGCCATTTTCGAAAAACACCTTCTCTCCGAAGTCTTCTGCCGTACTTCGATATCCAGCGAACTTACTCATTTTGTTGAATACATTTGCGATATCTGTATTATCTTCATTCTTAGCTAAACCATATGCTTCTTTGTACTCTTTGGGAATAATACATAGTGGTCCAAGCCAAACTGCATCATTATGATCATCTTCTACCTCAAGATCAGGATCGTATTTGTCTCTCCTATTAACGAATACAACTTGATTATTTACCCTAGTGTACCGTAAAGATTGAGGACGATTGAATATTTGAGCACCAACAGCATTTTTATTGAGATCCTTATATTTAAGTATCTCTTTAGGATTAGCGTAATAGTTGTCTGCCATTAAGCAAACAACGTTATCATCATCGTACACTAATTCAAGAGCTTGACGAATAGCGCCTGACACCTCAGGGAATTTGTCTTGGTCTTGAGTGACATATTGCCAAGAGTTCGGTCCCTTATTGTGAAAGAGATTTATCATCTTAGTGATGTTACTCTTAGAGCACACAATAATGATCTTGTGGCAAATTTGTTCCAGCATTTTCATCACTGAAAACACATTCTCCACATTGTCAGGGTTAATCACTAAAGGCTTTTCGTAAGGTTCAACGACGCCATCAAGCCTTTCATTCTTACCTGCTGCTAGGATAATCCCTACATTTGCCATGGCTTACTCACCTCCTTCATTATTTCATCAAATGTTTGTTCAACGTAATGATAAAACTTCCAAACGTCTTTTCCTATTTTGTGGTTAGCTTCATCAACGATTCCCTGCCCAACTTCTGCGTTATCGTCGAAGTAGTACCCGTACTTGTTTGAGATATTATGTAGATTAACTAAGTAAGCAATCTTGTCTTCGGCACTCGCCTCGCATACACCTACTTTACATTCATCTCCGAAGCCTACATACTTCTTAACTGCCAGTACACTAGCGGCTGATGCGCCTGTCGCAATAGAACACATCGTATGAAACTTCTCAAGCACTTGGGCAGGGGGTAACTTCTTCACGATTCGAGCTGAAAGCATTAAGCTATAAAATTCATTTTTCTTATCATGAATTCTTGTTGCCATAGTCATTCCGTAGAGCGGAACTAACCATTCTTTCCAAGACTTGTATCGGTCTTGCTCGAGAATAGGAACTCCTGCATGCTTATACGCTTTCTCGATCCAAGGTAAAGAGTTAATCAAAACCCCGTCCATGTCAAAAACGCAATGCTTCTTTAAAACTTTCATTCGCTATTTCCACCAGACCTTTCTTGACTCGAGGAGATTTCATATAAGGTACTGCACGATACATATGAATCCCACACCAATATAGAGAACGAATCCAAGCCTTTTCACCATAATCATTAATGACGGCGTTTTTTAGAATATGCTTTGCATCTCGCCTATTTTTGTAAATCTTATTATAGCGAACCTGCTCGAATCCTCCGAGAGATGTAAGAATCTTTCCAACATCAACTGCGATATCGCTAGGAACAGCGGGAGTCGCAACAAGCGGATCAATTAATACAGGTAACCCGTGTAGCATCATCAAATTATCAAATGTAGGGTCACCGTGAGTTACAGCGTGATCAATATCTTGCGGCGAACAAATATTATGTATTTCGAGAGCTCGAGCCCTAGACCTCTCTGGATCTTTAGAGAACTCTACACCAACCTTGAGAAGCGGGAGAACTTTCGCAATATGCGCTGTCTCGTTGTACTCTACATAATCTTCATTTCCTGTTCGTGTTTTCCAAAGATCTTCATTGAGAGCTGAGTAAAGCATATGAGTTAATTCAAGAGCATTCTTTGTCTTAACTTCAATGAGTCGATTCATAACGTAAATGTTATCTTCAGGAGAACAGCCTACAGGCAAACCGACTTCGGGAAGACATTGCGCTGCTTTATATTTATTAAGAAATTCATATTGCTCTTGGCACCTATTTCCTTTCTTAATAACAACGTTCGGCATAATACTTATTTGAGCCCCCGACGACCCACGAGAAGCGGATCGTCGGGAGTCAGTTTGAATGTTGTAGAACATTTTTATCAGAACGGAACATCCGGAGCAACAGAAGGATTAGCACTAGGAGTGCTTGCAGCGGGTGCAGAAGCAGGAGCAGGAGCTGCACTACCTGTCGGATTCACAGACGGAATGCCTTGGTTTGCATTACCACCCTGCCCTGGAGCAGGATTCTCGTATCCTTCAATTTTCTTAATGCGCTTAACCTGTTCACGAGTGCTACCGTTATACTCAGTGTGCTCGATTTCAACCATCACACGGCGATTGAGAAGCTCATTTGCAAGCTGCTCAAACGTGGGATTACCACGGAAGTATTCCTTGCCCAAACCGAATTCACGCATGTTCACAAAGAACATCTGAACGGCTTTATCATTCTCAGGAACCCACACGAAGTTGTTGAAGAGCATGCGACCCTTACTTGGACCGTCAACAATTCGAAGCTTGACGTTAATCATTTCACGGCCTGTTGAAGCCTGCTTAGCTTCAGCCTTAATGATTTCTACAGGATAAACACCAACCGGGACAGGGGCAAATGCATCGTAGTCAATATCTTCAATGATATCTGCAAAGTTAACCATTTTTACTTACTCTCTTCTTTCTTTTCACCATATACGGTATTTAACATTTCTTCAACACTTGGACTTTCAATAACGGATCCAAGTTTTCCGCCAACTCGTTCTCCCGCTTCAAAGTTTTGATGCGGGGCAACAAGCAATCGACGATGTACATTTCCGGCATCATCAGTGTCCATAAATAGATATCCACAGATGTCTACGTAGTAAGGCATTGTAGTGGCTATCTGGCCTTGCATGTATGGCCGCCATTTATTATCAACTTGGCGGGTCATTGCAATGAACAAAACCGATTCGAGAGGATTCTTTGAATGAACCGTCAAATCCCTGAATTTACGAACGCTGTCAGAGATCTTGCGAAGCAATTCACCCCAATCTTGAATCCTCATTGCATTAACTCCTGCAATAGAATCAACGCAACGCTGCTGAATTTCAGAGATTGAGTCAAGAACAACAGACTTAAATGGGTGATTACTTTGATTTAACCATTCATACGCTTTAAGAACAGTTTCATAATCCTTAACATATACAATGCAAGTGTCCCATTCTTTAGAAGCTTTTGGCGGTTCTTCAGTCAGTGGGTCCCAAACAACTTTCTTTGAGGGAGTGAATCGAGAACCACCTTCCGCATCAAGAATTAGCCGCGGGGCAGGGGTCGAATCACCCATCCAACTTTTTCCAACTTTTGATGCTCCATGAACAAGAATTGATAAGCTACGCATTTTTCACCTCCTCTGTATTATACCTCTCATGAGGATCAACATATTGAAAATTATTTTCTAATGCAAGTTCAAAATTTGAACCGTCATCAGCAAGATTGCATACATTTACGAATGGACATTTCCAAAAGCAATCACCTGATGGGCTTGGATAGCATACATCTAAATGATCTTCTTTTCCGTTTAACCTTTCCATAACTAAGAGAATCTCTCTAATTACACTATACACCCTTCTCTTCATGTTGTAAATTTCTTCATCATTGTGATGAACTTCAACACGATCATAGAACGGTGGTACCGCTCGGGCGGTCCTCTTTGTCTTGCGTAGCATGTTGTACAGCCCACCTGACACTTCCTCTCCGTCACTCATTTTCTCAAGCAGATGGTAAAATTTCATCTGCTCGTTCATATGAATCTGAGCACTCAGCTGTGATAGAGATGCTGTCGTCTTATGATCCATAAACAATATTGATCCATCAGTTTCGCGACGAACCAAAGCATCTAGCTTACCTCTGAGGTACAAATCAAATCCATTGATGTTAACAGGTATTTCAACAACACGTTCAGTTGCTATGAATGTTAGATCTTGATCGATGCCTGTTTCCTCAAGCCATTCCACGTATCCACGGATCATAGCATCAGCGAGTTTATACTCGTCATCGATGTTCTTTAAGTAAAGATCATTGTCTCCTTGCTTTTCAACTTCTTCCATGTAAAGCTGGGAGATGGTGTTAATCGGATCAACTCCCTGCCCATAAAATAATTCAAGAGCGTAATGAATTTTAGTTCCGAGTTGTAGTGCTCCTGTAGGTTTTAGTTGACTTTCTTTAACACCAAGCTTTCTATAATAAGTTAGATACCAAAACCGACGACAATGCTTAAATGTTTGTATTTCCGAATTGGAGATTTTAATTTCCACCGAGAAGTCTCCTCAAGAAATCACGATCACGTAATACTTCTTCAGCTCTTTCTTTCTTTTGTTCAAGAACGTCAAGCTGTTCTTCTTCGAAAGTATTTTGAGATATTAAGTCAATGATTGTAATGTTCTCATGTTTCTCCGCACCAATACGGTGAATGCGATCTTCAGCCTGAGAGTTCTCAATGATAGACCAAGATCTCTGCATGAACACTAATGTATCTGCTCGAGTTAATGTAACACCAACGTTACCTGCGCTCATTGTACACAAGATAACTTGAGTCTTTCCTTTTTGAAAATCATCAATGTTATTTTGTCTATCATAAGTATTTTGTCCACCGACAATTAAGCTATATGATATCTTGTGTTTAGTTAATACTTTAGCAGCGAGGTCAATTAGCTTCCTATGTACTGCAAATACGACGAGAGATTTTCCATCCATATCTTCAATTAAGTCAACTAATGCATCAACTTTATTTGAAGAATTCTTATATTGAATTTCTCCTGTCTCGTCTATCTCGCAAACCGCTGACGCGAATTGTGTTAATCGCGTGAGCATCGTTAAACCATTTGACGCAACAACTAACCCGTCATCTCCGTCCAATTGCGCGATCATTGAACTCGCCATTTGTTTATATGGCTTCAATTGCTTAGCCGGCATTTCAATGTATTTCTTCACATAAGTTTTGTCGGGCAGGGATGAAAGAACGGCTTTCTTTGGAGTTCTACGCATTCTAGGTTCGAGAATGCTAAAGAATTCTTCTTTTGTTACATTCTTTAAACCGATTACCTCCATTGGGCCCCAAGGCGAGTACGCAAGATCACAATACCTGTCGATGAACGCTCGTCGTGAGTACCAATCCTCAGGTGCAATCAAGTGTAGAGAAGGCCACAAGTCATCTGGAGCATTCGCAATCGCGGTTCCCGTTAAACAATATATGCTGGTCTCGAAGCCTGTCCTCAGAGCCCAGACAGAGCGAGTTTGCTTCGCTGTCGGATTCTTAATGCGATGAGACTCATCAACTATGATAGACTTCCAAGAAATCTCATTTAATTCTTTTTTACACTTCTCGCATTTAGCAGGTGAGTTTTCTTTTGTCTCCTGTAAGTTCTTATCACATTTGTAACAACGCTTTAACTTAATGCTCCCGTATGGTGCTAACCTCGAGAATGACCTAACTGATTCATAATTAATAATAAGAACTTCAGATTCTTGATTACTAATTTTCTTAATTGCAGTTAGCTTATCTTTACGAGATCCTGTACACACCTCGACTTTAGCTTCAGGGAACCAACGATTAAACTCATTCTTCCAAGAAATCATAACATTCTTTGGACAAACGATAATTGCTGGGAACACAACGTCGCCTAGAGCTTTAATAGTCTTAAGAGTCTCAATTGTTTGCCGAGTTTTACCCGTGCCCATCTCGTCAAGGAGAAGAGCTCGTCGTGCTTTAGTTAGAAAATAAATCCCAGCTTTTTGATAATCATAAAGGTTATTCTCTACATCACCTTCAATGATTTTCTTTAATACTTCATCATTCTTGTCGATGTCATTTGTGTTTAAGCTCTTACGTGAAGTAACACACGGAAGAATCCTGTCATTATATTCATTCCAAGACCATTCCTTAAGCTTATCACCGATAGTGAGTTCATCTCCGAAAACTCCGCGAAGAACTTTACATGAACCCCAAGAAAGTGGCATTAACCATTTCTTATGCTTAATACTGAATTTTGAACCAGAGCATTGGGAAATACGGTCTTTATCTCGCATCCAAAGATCTGAATCAATTACAATTCTGTTTTCTAATTCTTCAAAAATTTCTGCTGTGATCATTAGGTCAACCTAACATATCGCCAAAAGATTTTACGAGGACTACGGAAATTCTTATGTGTAATTCGTCCTGTGTCCAAATTCCTTACAGTCAATTGGTATTTGTGCGGATGTCGATAAATCAAGTATGAATGTTCTACATCAAACTTATCAACAAAATTCCCAGTGAAGTAGCAATGCTTTTCAAGCTTCTCGCAAACAAAATCCTTAATTAGTTGAGGATTATTTCCTAGTTCATCTGCATGTGTGAATACCATTTATTTTCCTTAGTTGAAGTAAACTACGTACGAAGTAGCGGTGTAAAAATCGTAGTATGAGTAAATTACACCCAAAGCGTAGATCAACATTCCCGTTGAACAGATAAGACAAAGAATGTTCTTTAGTTTCATTTTTGCTTGCATGTTGTGTGAATCAATTACGAGATTCACGAATGAAAGAAAAATTGCAACTACCCAAATACTTGCGAAGACAATTCCGCAAATAACGTAAAACATTCCTTTTCCTCCTGCCCAGCGGGCTTTCGTAGTACCTTGCGGCTTACAGTGAATACTTTAACAGGTTCTCTGAGATTTGTAAAACG